TCCTATATGCCTGTAATAAGTTTGCCCGGGTAATGACTCAAACTATTTTGCAGGAGCGTCACCCCGAATGGAAAGTAAACCAAATCAAAGCCTACAACAAAGTCACCCATGAACCGGCATGGCCATCCATGTACACGCGTGAATACTATATTCAACAAGAAATTGATATGGGCTTAGTGGCCGCTTATGCTGAATACCTACACGAAACAAAAATAGAAGGTAAAAATTTCAGTGAAGATCAGATTCAGTATTGTAAACTTCCAACCTTGCTAGACTTCAAAATGATAGTCGTACATTGGGATATTGCCTACACAGATAATGAAACATCCGATTATAATGCATGCAAAGCATGGGGTCTCTATGAAAATAACTTCTATTTGATTGATTGCTACGTTAAACAATCAAAGATGAAGAAAGCCGTTGCATGGATGTGTGATTTTAAAAAACGATTACTTTCAGGTGTAAATGTTATTTTTCAATATGAATCACAGTTCTGGAATGGGGAGGTTCAACGCGCCATTGATGAGGTGGAAGATGAATATAACATTAGTTTAAACCTGATGAAGGTTATGGTACCCAAAGTAAATAAGCTCATGCGCATGATTACCATGCAACCTTATTATCAGAATGGAAGAACTTACTACAATGAAGAACTGAAAAGCCACTCAGATACTCAAATAGGAATCATGCAGCTTTGCGCTGTGGAAGAAGGTTCAACGGAACATGATGATAGTCCGGATGCTGACAAAGAAGCCATCGAAGGACTTGAAAAATACTCAACACCAGGTAACCGCCAACGTAACGGCGAAAAGACATTTAGAACCGGACAAATGAAACATAATTATAATATGCCATAATGAAATACATCGACCAAACTGACCTTGTATCAGTCATACAAGAACGCTTTTTAGACGAAAGCACTGCCAACATTGCAGGCGACGCTGCTATATTGGATGACATTGAATCTAAAGCCATTGATTATGCTATCTCATACATATCCGGGCGTTTCAATACAGATTTGATATTTGCTGTTGGTGCGCCGGTTCGAAATGGAGTATTACTTCAGATCATTGCCCAGATAGTTGTTTTTCGTTCCGTAAAACGCAACGCAGCGCGTAAAGTTCCGGAGGATTATGCAACACTTATGAGTGATTCCACAAAGCAACTGGAACGTATTCAATCAGGTGCAATGGCATTACCAGGACTACCATTAGTTGCAGCCAGTGATGGAACAAAAGACCTGAAATATGGCAATAATAGGAATTCAGAATATTTCATTTAAACAGCATTTAAATAGTATGAAACGAATAGACAAAATTACTGCAGCCATTGAAACCGCTATACTAAGCCGGGTTAAGAATTCTTCCATTTATGGTGAGTACTATAAACGAACGGACTCTAATAAAGCTGATTGGACTAAACTTGCAAAAAATTACAAGGCAAAAACAATCAAAGATTGGACACTTGCAGTGTTGATGGCCACAGACCCGCTCAATCCACGCCGCGCTGAGTTAATGCGTTTTTACGAATCATTGAAACTTGACTTACATCTTGGTTCCTGTGTTGATAACCGGATATTGCCTATTCAGTGCGCACCATTTAAACTTACAGATAAGAGTGGGAAGGATGACACTGAAGCGCATAAACTATTGGAGAGACCCTGGTATATAGACCTTGTGAAACTCATTTGTATGCATACATTCGAGGGAACAAAGCTTATTGAAATGATTGAGTTAAATGAAAAGGGTGAACTCAAAGAAGTTTCTGAAATTCCACAATCAAACTTCGTTGCAAAAGATGGAATCGTTATCAAAGAAGAATATGACACCAACGGCGTACTATACAAAGAAGGTGCATACCTGGATTACTATGTTCAAATAGGAAACGACTATAATTTAGGGCTGTTTAATCTCGTTGCAATGATTGTACTTGCCAAAAAGCTTGGTCTTGGTTCATGGATGAGTTATATTGATAAATTTGGGGTTCCACCTGTATTTGCCATTACCGATCGGATGGACAAAACACGTACCGACGAACTCTTTGAAATGCTTGCCAGTTTCCGTTCCAATCACTTTGCAGTGTTGCAGGGTAATGAAAAAATTGAAGTACCTAATAATTATGGTACAGACGGATATCAGTCATTTGAAGCATTGAATAAACATTGCGATGATTCAATGAGTAAGTTCTTCTTAGGTGGTACCGGAACGTCCGATGCTAAAAGCTTTGTCGGTTCGGCTGAAGTACACGAGCGACTTTTAAAGTACCGTCATCAGGTTGATAAGTTATTACTCAAGTTCTACATGAATGAAGAAATAATTCCACGCCTGGTTAAACTTAGTTCTGTTTACTCACCATTGGCAAATCTATACTTTGAGTTCGACGAAACAGAAACCATGACACTGGCCGAAAAGATTAAAGCAGTTGTAGAACTATCTAAATTTTATAAGTTTGACGTTCTGGAACTGGCTAAAATTACCGGTTTACCAGTCACTGAGATTAGAGAAGCAATAGCCGCAGATTCAACACCACCGGTTGACCCTCAAAAAAAAAAGCCTAGTGCATCCGTAACGGGTGCAAATCATTTATTTTATGCACCCTATGCACTTGCAAACTCAGGTATATTTGCAGCAACATGGGATGCAGCCATTGACCGGTTAGCTACACAACTTTATAATGGTGAAGTAAAACCCGCTGACCTTGACCGTGACTTAGTTCTTAAAAACTATTCAGCATTAAGCAAGTCCTCTGAAGCTGCATGGGGTAAAGGTTACTATGAAGATGAGTTAACCCGAAAGTTTCGTGAAAATTTACTACGATTTTCCGGAGCAAAGTCCAACAACTTGATGACATTATTAGATGATTTACGCACCCAGGTTAAAGACAAACAGTCCTATATTGATGAGGCTAAAAAGATTGTAGCAAAGCATAACGAAACGTATATGAATGTTGAACAAAAGTATGTGGCCAACAAAACAAGTACTGCTAAAGATTTCATACAGTTCAATACCGACATTGAAATTTACCCGAACCTGAAAGTAAGGACAATGCAGGATGATAATGTACGTGAATCTCATAGAGCCAATGAAGGTGTAGTTATGCCCGTAAACAAATGTACATACACTCCACCGTTCGACCCGGGTTGTCGCTGTTGGTTAGAACAAACAACCGACGAAGTGACTAAACATGGTCTGACTAACATCAATCCAAAGTGGGCAACAAACCCAACTACAAAAGGCGCAATATTTTCTGATCAGCATAGTTATTTTGAAAGCATAACCGGTAAGTCAATACAGTTGGTACGGCAAAATACAGAATTAATGAAGCAATTTGCACCTTACAATAAATCCATTGAAACTAAAGCGGGGAACAAAGTATTGGTTAATGATTTTGCACATGTACAGGATATGAATCAAAACATTGATGCTGCCAAAAAAGTCGCTGACGAACTGGGAAAAGATATCTACATTCGTCACCATATTGATGGAATTAAAGACTACAAAAACCCTGAATACGGCATCGGAACTCCAAATATGTTAGGTGATTTAAAGACATTTGATATAAAAAACAACAATTCAATTGACACTTTCTTTGTAAATTCATTGAAAGATTGCTCAAAAAAGAAGTGTAAATATGCCGTATGTGACATTACTCTTGCAACAAAAGAAGATATTGATGCTATGTTGGTAAGAAGATTATACGGTAGCCTTGGAACTAATCGTTACAAAACAATTGAGCAAGTTGTAGTTATTAATGGTAATAAGGTTGCCGAAATATCACGCAAACAAATTGCAAAGCTTGACTTTACTGATTTATTGAAATTTATATAATCAAAAAAGGCAGCAACCGAAGTTACTACCTTTTTCTTGGGGGTTCGTTGTGCTAACACATTGAACCGATGCAAAAGTACAATTATTTATGGATAATACAAACAAAGTTCCTGATTTTTCTGCAATGGCCAAAGATTTAACTGCCAATGCTCAGCGTTATGCCGGTTCTGAGTCTGTCAAGTTCTTTAAAGAATCCTTTGTCAAAGAAGGATTCACAGATACATCGTTTACTGCCTGGAAGAAAACAAGCAATCCAATGGCCGGCAAACGTACCATGTATAGAACCGGAACATTAATGCAGTCTGTAAGGAAAGTTGAGCAAAATAAACAGCGTATTGTAGTTGAATCCGATACTGAGTATTCTGAGTTGCATAACAACGGTGGAACTATAACAGTTACCGCTCAAATGAAACGTTTTTTCTGGGCAAAGTATTATGAGTTATCTGGTAAGAGAAAGCAGACGTCATCAGGCAAAGCATCACGTTCTAAATACAATGTAAAAACAAGTGCCAAAGCTGAATTCTGTAAACGCATGGCATTAATGAAAGTAGGTACAAAAATCAAGATACCTCAACGCCAGTTCATGGGTAACAGTCAAACTATGATGAATCTGTTTGATGCTTTTTGGCAGGGTAGCGTTGACATCGTATTTAAACAGCATTTAAACACTAAATAAATTTAATCATATTATGGAATACTGGGATGACATATACTTAGAATTAGCTGATAAAATAACAGTTGAAATGCCCGAAAAACAACCTGACATACCTGTTATTGAATGGGTAGATTTATGGCACGAACAAGTTGGATTCCTTACTGAAGAGTTGCCGTTTCCTTCACCTGCAGTATTTATATCATTCATTCTATTGAGTGCTGATGATAAAGGACTAAAAGGTCAGCTATGCAATACACAAGTAGATTTATATTTGTTCTATGAAACATTTAGCGATACGTACCAAGGTTCTGTAAATAGAGCAGGAGCATTAAAATACTTGAAAGCACTTACCGGAATGCATAAGCTGCTACACGGGACTTCAGGTTTAAACTATTCAGAGATGAGGCGCGTAGGTATGAATCGTGAAGATAGTGGTGGAGCGGGAAACCTTTATAAAATATCATTCCAATGTATGATTGATGATATGTCCGCTACACCTGATTACAATGAAGAAACAGTTAATGACATAAACCTGACACGTGACACTGTACCGGTTGCAGTTATAGATACAGAACCATTCTACCGAATAGACCAATAAAAATAACGGATATGCAACTTAATGTATATCCGTTATTTTTTTTCAAGAAGGTTATTATAATACTCATGGTTATCAGTATCATAAAATATGCGTGCGTATATATAATTTGTATCTAGGTAGAAGTGTTCTTCAGACATTATTTTCAAAACATCATCCATACGCATGCGTTTTTTATCGTAAAGTTCATGGAACTTACTTACAATTGCATGGTCACGTTTCTTAATTAGTTCTTTACTTCTCATAGTGTTATTTAACAACACAAAGTAACATATAAATATTGAACTAATAAACGCATTTTAACCACAAATACTGTAACCTATTTTGTAACCTAAATTGTAACCTATTCGCATTTTTCAAACAATATAACGCAAAAAGAGCGGTCGTACATTTAATTACGCCGCTCTTTTTAGTTTTAAGCCATCCTTTATTAAATCAAATGGTTATCTTTGCCTATGTTTATTTAAACGCTACCACAATAAATTAAATGCGTATTCAATCACTATTCAATGCACATCACGATTCGTAAGCATTCAATATTTTTTGTTTTGCGTTCACAATCTTATTAATCAATCAATTAAATGTTTTTTTGTTCGATGTGCTTTTGGCAGGGTTCGTAGTGCCCCTCTCAGCAGAATGGCACCGATTTGAATCATGCTACCATAATCTTTATTAATCAACAGGTTGTT